ATGCAATTGACATTGATTAAACATCAAAACGATTTTGCGCGCGATGTTTATAAAATTGCACGTGTAATCTATGCAGAAACATGTGGGCAATCACTGCGTGTTGTAGAAGCATTGGCTTCGATGATTGCAAATGGTGCGCGTGTTAATGGAATTTCGCCAACGGATTTTATTACACAATCTGGGTTGTTTGAATGTTTGGATAAAAAATCAACACATCATGATTTGTTAAATGTAAATCCAAATGCAAAAGCATTTCAAATGTGTTTGCGTGTCTGTGACAGAATGTTAAAAAACAATTTACCTGATTGTTGTTTTGGTGCAACAAAGTTTCATCGTAATGAATTTAATCCATCATGGTCAGTTGCACGTGGTTATATTTTGGAAATGGATGGTTTGTTTTTTTATCGATAATGGAAAATAAAAATGAAAATGCAAAAAATTATTCGTGGTGGTGCATTGGCTGGACACAGAACATATATAATATCATCTGTGGGCATTTTGTCTGCCATAGCATCATATTTGGTGGGTGATACAGATTTGTTTATAACACTGCAATCGATATTCACACTTGGCGGAATTTATTTTCTGCGCAAATCAACAGAAACAAAAAGGAATAACAATGCAAAAAATCCCAGAAAAATTTCAAAACACTGACGGTTCGGTTAATGTTGATGCTTTGATAAAATCATATACAGAACTAGAAAAGAAAATTGGAACAATGGTGTCTGTGCCAAATGATAATGCAGATGATGCAACGCGTGAAAAATTTAATCGTGCAATTGGTGTGCCGGAAAATGCAAATGATTATCCATCAAATGCGATGTTCGATGACGAATCGATTAAGCAAAAATTTCATGATATTGGACTAACAAAAAATCAAGTTGAACAAATTTATGCTTTGGCAGAAAATTTTTTATCACCAGTAATAACAGAATTAATGTCTGCAAAAAATGAAACAAATGAAATTTTAAAATTGGAAAAATTTTTTGGTGGCAAAGAAAAAATGAACGATGCATTAAATGCAATAAATACATTTGGTGAAAAATTTTTACCACATGATGCATTTGAATCTTTATGCGCCAGCGCCCAAGGAATCCAAGGGATATATCAAATGATGCAATCAATGGAACCACGTGTTGAAATGGAAAATGGTGCAACTGAAAATTTAACAGATGATGAATTACGACGCATGATGCGTGACCCAAAATATTGGCGTGATGCTGACCCAGAATATGTTAGAAAAATTGAAAATGGTTTTAAAAAATTGTATTCATAAAATAAAAAAATGAAAAAACATTTCATAAAAAATTAATTTCTTCTTTACTATTTTTTTTGTTTAAGTTAAAATAGAAATAAGAACAAAAAAAGTTTTGTTCTAACCAAAACATAAAAAGGAGAGAAGAATGGCATTTTCATTCTTAGCAAAGAAAGCAACAAAACCTGCAGCTGCAAAACCTGCTGCAAAAAAAGTTGCCGCTAAAAAACCAGCTGCTGCTAAAAAGCCAGCTGCAAAAAAACCAGCAGTGAAAAAAGTTGCTGCAAAAAAACCAGCAGTGAAAAAAGTTGCTGCAAAAAAACCAGCAGCGAAAAAAGTTGCTGCAAAAAAACCAGCAGTGAAAAAAGTTGCTGCAAAAAAACCAGCTGCGAAAAAAGTTGCTGCAAAAAAACCAGCTGCAAAAAAATGCGCATGCAAAAAAACAGTTGCTAAAAGAAAATAATTTTTCTTTTATGTGATTTAGAAAAAACCCGCAAGTTTGCGGGTTTTTTCTTGGTAATAATTTTAGTTAGATGGTGTAAAAAAAGTCTAACTAAAACTGTTGCAGGATAATCACCTTTGACCCCGCGTTTTTGTTATATGACGCAAATATTTCATTTGCATAATCAAAAAAACAAAATCTCAATTTAATGCGTGCAATTTTTGCACATGAATTTAATTTTTAACAAAAAGGAATAAATATGTCTGTTTCCATAGATCAAGTTTTTGTGAAACAATTTGAAGCAGATGTTCATCTTGCGTATCAGCAAATGGGCACAAAATTGCGTCCAACCGTTCGCAGTAAAACTGGGGTTGTTGGACAATCAACAACTTTTCAAACAATCGGTCGTGGTACCGCCAGCACAAAATCCAGACATGGTATTGTCCCGGTTATGAATTTGAATCATCAACCTGTGGAATGTATTTTGCAAGATTATTATGCAGGTGATTGGGTCGATTCTTTGGACGAATTAAAAACCAATGTCGATGAACGTCGTGTTGTTGCATCTGCAGGTGCCTATGCATTAGGTCGTAAAACTGATGAATTGATTATTAGCGCCATGGATAATGCCACTGCGTATGTTGGGGATTTTTCAACTGGTTTAACCAAAACATTAATTTTAAATGCAATTGAAAAATTAAATGAAAAAGATGTTCCTGATGACGGTCGCAGATTTGCTGTGGTTGGTGTGCATCAATGGAATGAATTATTGGGCATAAATGAATTTGTATCTGCTGATTATGTTGGTGATTCTTATCCAATGATAAATGGATACGAGGCTCGCAAATGGATGGGCATTACATGGATTTTGCACAATGATTTACCACTTGCCAGCACAACACAACGCAGTTGCTTTATATATCACGCATCCAGTATCGGTCATGCATGTGGTCAAGAGGTCAAAACAGATATTTCTTGGCATGGTGATCGTGCTGCACACTTTATCAGCAACAGCATGTCCCAAGGTGCAGTCTTGATTGATCAAGACGGTATCGTTCGTGTCAAATGCAAAGATAATGCATAAATTTAACGCTTTAACAAAACAACCAAAAGGAAAAACAGATGGCATTTCAAAATAAAAAATTATCTGTGATTGCGTATGCAAATGGTTTCACTTTGTGGCACTATGTTGCAGATGAAACAATGACGGCAATTAGCACCAGCGGTTATTTCAATAATGTTATTACATTAATGAATACTGGCGATATTATCATTATCAATGCATCGGACAGCACAGCCATAAAGAAAATAACAGTTTCTGAATCGGCGGTATCTGTTGGTGCGTTGGCTTAAAATATATAATACACAATCCAACCAGTTGGGGCGCAATTATCTGCGCCCCATTTAATTTTTTTACAAAGGATTTCAATATGGTCACTAAACAAGATTTATGTTCTATGGCATTATTAAAATTAGGCGAACAACCATTAACATCATTAAATGCGGATACCGCATCTGCACAATTGGCGCGAACTTTATATGATACAACGATTGATACGTTGATATCAAAACACCCATGGCATTTTGCATCAAAACATTTTGTAATTGAAAAAAACGACAATAACGAATTTATAATTCCATCAAATGTCTTGCGTATATTGCGTTGTGATGGACGTATTGTTGGCAATAAAATCTTATCGCGGTCGCAAAGTGTAAAAATTTTGGCGTTGCAACGTGTTGAACCAGAGTTTTTCCCCAGTTATTTTGTATCATTGGCCGCAACAAAACTGGCAATAGAATTTTGTATTCCTTTGACAGGAAATCAACAGATGTTGCGCATATTAATTAATTTATACGATGCAGAATATCAAAATGCAAAATTTATTGATTCTACCACCGATATTAATACTGGGGTTAATCGGTTTTCTTTGATAGATGTACGATTTTAAACACAACAAAGGAAAATAAAATGACAGAATTTATACATACGCAAAATTCATTTGCGCATGGCGAAATTGCGCCAGAATTTTATTTGAACAAAGATATTTATGGTTTATCGCGTTTGGAAAACATGGATGTTTTATCGGGGGGCGGATTAACACGTCGTGCCGGATTGGTCGATGTTAGTGTGTTATCTGGTCTGTCGCGTATTTTTAGATATAATGTTTCAAATACAGAAAATTATATTTTGGTTTTTTCGAATTATAGTTTATCTATATATCTAAATGATACATTGTTGAAAACGATGTATGCGCCATGGCCTGAAACGGCACTTGCACATTTACAGTGCGCCGGATTTAGTGATTCATTGGTTTTTGTTCAGCCCGATTATTGCCCATATGTATTAAAAAAATCAGACAACGATTTTTCATTGAATAAATTTGAATTTTATGACACCACAGGTGTTTATCCATGTATGCCATTTATGAAGTATGATGATATGTATGGCATCAATATAGCGGTCACATCTGGCATTCATGGTGTAAAATCTGCAATATTAACAGCATCTGCAAATTATTGGACCCCAGACAATGTTGGAACAACATTGCGGTTTAATAACCAAAATTGGCAAATTACAGAATATATAAGTCCCACAGTCGTTTATGCCACCAGCACAATTGAATATACTTTGCCGGCTGACCCTGTGACCGATTGGTTGGAAAGTGCATTTGATGACAAACATGGTTGGCCAATTGCAATCACATTTCACCAAGACAGATTAATATTTGGTGGAACACGTGCGATACCTGGTGGAATATGGATGTCGCATGTTGGGAATTATCATAATTTTGATGCCGGTACGGGTTTAGATGATGAAGCAATTTCAACAACTTTGTTATCCAAAGAACGTCAGCAAATTTGTAGTTTAATCAGCAGTGATAAATTACAGGTTTTGACATCATCAGGCGAATGGGCAATCGCAAACAAACCGATCACCCCATCAAGTATGGATATAGTGCAACATACCACCGTTGGCAGCCCAACCACATGTAATTTGGCACCACAAAAAATTGAAGGGAATACAGTATTTGTATCCAGCACAATGCGCGATATTCGCAAATTATCATTGGATACACTCGGCGAAAGATATAACGCAGATGATTTGTGTTTATTTTCAAAGCATATGTTAAATTCGCCTGTGGATATTGCATATAACAAAGTTTTGAAACAATTATATTTGGTAAATACAGACGGCACCATGGCGGTATTAAATCAAAATATTGGTTTGGGTATTTCGGCATGGTCGCGATACAGTGCATACGCAAAATTTATATCTGTGGCGGTCATAGATAATGAAACATATGTTGTATTAGAAAATTCTGGTACATATAAATTAGCAAAGTTTTCTGGAACAGCATTAACTGATTCCGGAACGCATGATATAGAATTTTGTGCATCGGGTTTGCCTTTATCTTTTTCAGGACACAGACCAAAAAATTTAAGATTACGCAAAGTCAATTTACGCCTGATGGAAACCAAAGGTGCGTTTATAAACAATATGCGCCTGGAATTACCAAATGAAATTTATGATGCTGCATCCAGTGGATTTTCTGGTGATATATCTATGAATTTTTTAGGTTCGCAAATTGATGTATCTGTATCGCCATGGCAAATCAGTGGAAACGAACCAGAACCAATTACGCTGTTATCTATCACAATTTATGGACAATATGAAATTTAACCAAGGGAGTTATAAATGGGACAATTAGTATCAGATGTCACAGACGTTTTAAATTATCAAAAAAATAAAAAATCATCAAATAATAAACGGCAAGAAATTTTGCAACAAATTGCAAAAGACGAATCTGCAAAAACAAACTTAATAAAAAAAGCGTTGGCAACACAACGTGCAAAATATGGTGCATCCGGCGTCAGTGCATCCAGCACCACATCTGGCGCGGTATTAAACAGATTGCGTGATGAAATTGCTGAACCATATAATGAAAAAAAGAAATCTAATTTATCAAAAATAGCCACCACATCAGCCAAAAAAACAAATTTGTTAAAATCTTGGTTGTCGCGTGTTGATAAAATTGTTGGATAAATCAAATGAATCCTGTATTACAATTCGCAGACCAATGGAATAAAATTTTAGGATATAAAACACCGCATCATCATCAAGAAATGTTGAATTTTTTATATGATGTATGGACATCTAATAACCGCAAAGGTTTGTTGATGGCATTTCGTCATTCTGGAAAATCGACAGTTGTTGGAATTTTTGCGACGTGTGTTTTATATTTGCATCCAGAAACCAGAATTTTGGTTTTATCTGCGCATACAACATTGGCATCGCGCATGGTGGCGCATATAAAAAATATATTGGAAAATCACCCATTTTGCACAGATTTAATTCCAAAATCTAAAAAAGAATGGTCGGCAGATAAAATAACAATAAATCGTCCAATTGGTATTCGCGAACCGTCTGTTGTATGCCAAGGTATTCATGGCAACATAACAGGTATGCGTGCGGATTTGATAATATGTGATGACGTAGAGGTGCCAAATACATGCAATACCCCACAAAAACGCGAGGCATTACGTGAAAGATTGCGGGAATTAGATTTTATTTTGTCACCACATGGCACAATAATATATATCGGCACACCACACACCACCGATACAATATATCGAACAGAAAACACAGAGCAGGGCGAAGAATATTAATTTTCGGTTGAATCAGGACGTTTTTTATCACTCATAAAAGAACGCAATTTTGCCAATAACTGATTGCCAGGTTCTGCAAACATCGGCAAAAATGTTTCGTATTCAGGCATATCGGCTTGGATTTGTGCGCGCATACGTTCTGTTAATGGTTGGCTGATTATCTGGGTTGCCATATCCCATAAATGATATGCACGCCAAGTTTGCATAACAACTTTCCATTTCTCAGCCAACTCTGTATGTCCAGACAGCATATTTTTTATTCCAACCAACCACTCGTCACCGAATTTTTTTACAACATCTAACTTTTGTAAATTTTCTAGACCTTGTTGATTTGGAACAAAACTATTCAATGCATCACTTAATTCGTTCCATTGTTCGTTTGACATTGGGGTTGATGCACCTGATTCGCCCATCAAACCACCGTACGGCAACAAATCGCGTTCGATTGAATCCATTGGTGTTTTACCACTGCGCAGATTTTTAATGTGTTGAACCAACAATTTACCAGTCGGCAAATCAGCCATTTCGTCCAAAACATCATCTGTGGCTTCTTGGACAAACACCGGATTTAATGTTGCCCACCCACCCAGTATAACATGTTCTTGACGATACAGATTAACCAATCTTTGTGCGACCAGATTTGCTTTTGGTTTCATGTTCTCTCTCCGTATAAAAATTATTCGGTCAAAATCAAAACAACTTTGTGCATTGTTGTTGCGCTGATTTTTTCTTGGGGATCTACCAAAGCACCATACATTTTGCCTTTGGAATCACTATGTACCACCGCAATATTCGCATCAACAATATCATCAGGATTTAACTTTGAAAAATCCGCATCCATGCATAATGCTAAATCACCAACACTTGCAGGTTGTGCCGCATCAACAAAGACGTACGATTTTTCTGGAATAAATCCACCACTGCGTTTGGAATTTGGTATAACTGCATAAATAGATTTTCGCCCCTCTAACGAAGCCGGTGCAACAATCATAACTTTATCGTTTTTCTTGAAAGAAATTGATTTGCCAGCCGGTGATCCAAACACAGGAACCAATTTACGACGCGCACTGTCATACAATTTTGCGCCATACAAAACATCGTGCATATCGATACCCGACACAGGACTGTCAGGAATTAACACAGATTTAACACGTTCCTTGACCTTGTTGATTTGTTTGGTTAATTCACCAGATTTATATAAACTAGCGATTTTATCAAACATTTCATTTGCCGACATCGCAAAAGATTTCGCCAAAGGTTCAACTTCGTTTTTATAAATCTCGCGTTGGCCAATTTCAATTTTGTGATACACAGACAAAGTCATACCGGCATCTTTTGCGGCCTGGGCAATAGTTTTTCCTTTGATTTGACGGATTTTACGCAGACCAGAACCAAATACTTTCAACCCGCCATGTTCGTTATCGTTCAAACGGCGTTTGATTTCTGTTTGCCATTTATCAGCAACCGCATCGGATTCTTTGATGAAAATGTCAGACAGTTTGCAACCCAAAATATTGCATATATTCAGCAACTGTTTTTGGTTTAAACGGCGAACACCTTTTTCGATTTTTGACACCGCAGACAAACTGAGCCCAGTTTTACGTGCCAATTCGGTCATCTTCATACCGTTATTCAAACGAATAGTTCTAATATTATTAGGAAAAATGATTTCTTCTTGTGCCATAGTTGGTACTCCTGTTAAATACTTGACAAAAGTTTAGTCAAATTTTAAATATTTGGCAAGTAAAATCTGCATGAAAAAATTACAGTGCAATATCATCAGGAATTGCCGAAACATCAACACCTGCATTATCTTCTGTTGGTGTTGGTCCAGATTCGACATTGTTGGGCGTATTTGTTCCAAAATCACCAGGCAAAGGTGTATCCATCATACGTGCCGCCATCTCGTCCAAATTATCGAATAAACAATAATCGCCCAAGAAAGCCAAATGCACAGTCTCTGGACGACCATGACGGTTTTTACCAATAATTACATCGGCCTTGCCACGTGCGCGTTCCAGACGTTTTTGCCACGTTTCAACACTATTTTGTGATGTTGTGGTTGAAATTCTTTGTGACGGGTCACGATTATCCAAATAGTATTCCTCACGATATGTAAACATAACAATATCGGCATCTTGTTCAATAGAACCAGATTCACGCAAGTCCGCCAACTGTGGTCGTTTATCATCGCGCATTTCAACACTACGCGACAACTGGGACAGGGCAATAACCGGCACATCTAATTCTTTGGCCAGCATTTTTAATCCGCGGGTAATTTCGGATAATTCTTGCACACGATTTTCACTGCGTTTTCCACCAGGTGACATCATCAACTGCAAATAGTCAATTACAATCAAAGCAATTCCGCCGTATTTGCGTGCCAATCTGCGTGCGCGGGTGCGAATCATTGGTACAGACATACCGGCGGTATCATCAATTACCAACGGTGTTTGTGATATAGCCTTGGAATATTGGGTCATTTTCAAAAATTCTTCATCGGTCAGCGAACCTTCGCGCATAGATGTCGCCGGAATTTTTGTTTGTGATGACAAAACACGTGTCGCTAACTGGGGGGCAGACATTTCTAACGAGAAAAATGCAACCGCACCTTTATAATGTGTATTTGCGCGTCCTGTTAAAATAGCATTTGCCGCATTGAACGCGATATTCATTGCCAATGTTGTTTTACCCATGGCGGGACGTCCCGCAATAATAATTAAATCGGAATGGTGCAGACCACTGATAGATTTATCCAACTCGGTAAATCCGGTTGTTAAACCTGATAATTTACCGTCTGCCTGGTATGCAATTTGTGCTTCTTCTAATGCAGATTGCAACGCATTTCCAATAGATGTTGGTTCGTGTTCTGCGACACCACTGGATGCCATTTCGAACAATTTTTGTTCCGCGACCTCTAATTGACGTGCCACCGGTTTATCTAAATCTTCGATATAGGCATCGTCTATAATGGATTGCCCCAGTTCAATTAACTGTCGCCGCATAGCATTTTCATACACAATGCGTCCATATTGTTCGACATTAACGACGGTTGCGCCAGCACTGGATAATTCTGTCAAATAATCGATACCGCCGACAGAATCCAAAATACCTTGTTGTTGCAGATAATTTTTAATTGTAATGATATCGAATTCTTCGGCTACGGAAAATTTACGCATAGCCAAACGGTACATTTCTTGGTGCGCTGGGTGTGAAAAATGTTCGGGTTTTAAAAAGTCGGAAACACGTTCCAACGCGCGATTATTCATCAACACCGCCGCCAATACAGCCTGTTCGGCTTCCAAATTTGTCGGTAAAGTTTTAGGGGTAAAGTCCATGTCAGTTATAGTAAATAAAAATTTTCAATTTTCAACGCCTTTTTTGTCTGGATTTCAAAAATTTTTTCTGCCGATTTTGGACAGTGCCGGAAACTCTGCCTGGCCGGATGTTTTTCCCACAGAAAAAATAAATGATTTAAGGAAATCTGTGGGCGAACATCATTTTATGGCGCAAATGATGCTGGAATTTACACCATTGGAACGTGTCCGTTTGGATCCTGGCATGATACAAATATATGATACAGAATTTAATAATTTAACTGGTCAAATCGGTACAGAAAAAATCACAGGCGCATCTGTGTATTGGGACCCGTCATTGGGACATAAAAAAACAGATTCCAGTGTTATTGCGCTGATTTTTCGTGACGATAAAACGCACAGAATATTTTTGCACGACATACAGTATATGGTGACACCACCAGATCATCCGCAACCTTTGACTTACCAATGTGATTTAGTATTGAATTTTTTGGACAGGTATAACTTGCATCGTGTGACGGTTGAAACAAATGGATTGGGAAATGCTTTGCCAGAAATATTAGGCGACAAAATTGCGTCACGTGGTGGCGGAATATATGTACAAAAAATTACAAACAATACCAAAAAAGAAACAAGAATTTTAAACACATTTGAACCATTGCTGGGGGCGGCGCGCATGTTTGCACACACACGAATAACGCGCACACCATTTATGGCTGAAATGTTGGGTTGGTCACCAATTGGGGGTTCGTATCATGATGATGGTTTGGACGCGGTTTCTGGTGCAATAAATATGACACCAACACCGATACGCCCATTGGGACAAACATGTCGCACATATAATGCGAACACAAATTTCAAAATATAAACAAAAAGGAATAAAAATGAATATTCAAAACTTAACAAAATTGTATAACAAAGCAATAACATTGCGCGAACCATGGTTGCATCGTTGGGACGAAGCGCGCCGTTATACTGTTCCAATTGCAGATAGCGAAACGGCGACATTGTTTGACGGCACCGCCGCAGATGCGGTTGATAATTTGGCAGCATCGATATATACACTTTTAACACCACCTGAATCATTATGGATAAATTTGGTGCGTGAAAGTGATATGTCCCCAGACCCAGAAATTGCGACATCTGCGTTGCGTGCGAATTTAAATGATTCAAATTTTTATACGACTGTGCATCAGGCATATATGGATTTATGTATATATGGCACCGCATGTATGTTTATGGCTGAAAATCCAATTGGTGCGGCATCTGCATTTTCATTTACTGCAATTCCCGTCACAGATTTAGCCATTTTACCAAACGCGATTTTTCATACCACGACAGTTACATTTGGCGATGTTTTATCACGATATCCAACATGGAACGCACCATCAAACTTGCGCAATAAATTTGCAAAAAATCCAGACACCCCAATACGCATGATTCAATCACTGATTGATAAGGAATTTGTTGCTTGGTTGGACGTTGGTGGCAATGTTGAAAACAATATCGTAGCCACAGGCACATTTGAAACAAATCCTTATTTAATCTTTCGTTAGTCTGTGCAAAGTGGCGAATTATACGGTCGCAGTCCAATTTTACGTGCATTGCCAGACATCAAAACGGCGAACAAAGTTGTAGAATTGGTTTTGAAAAATGCGACCATCGCCGTCAGTGGTATATGGCAGGCCGATGATGATGGTGTTATAAATTTACAAAACATCAACCTGACACCTGGGGCAATAATACCCAAAGCGGTGGGCAGTTCTGGTTTAACACCATTACACAGTGGTGCCGACTTTGATGTGTCACAATTGATATTAAACGATTTGCGCGACCGGATTCGTCATACATTATTGGCGGACAGACTAAGTTTATTATCGGAACGCGAAATGACCGCAACCGAGGTTTTGGCACGCAACGCGGACATGATGCGTATTTTGGGCGCAACATATGGTCGTATGTTGCATGAATTTATACGTCCATTATGCGAACGCGGATTACAGATTTTATCGCGACGCGGTGTTATTGAACCGATATCTTTACACAGTGATGCTGAATTAAAATATTTGGCACCAATTGCGATTGCAACACGCGACATGGGAATATAAAGGAAAATAAAAATGACAGAAATAGAAAAACAATACGCGCGCACGTTTGGCACAGATGATGGCATGGCTGTATTGGCGCACATGCGTAAAATTACATTGGAACGCACATTGGGACCAAACGCAACAGACAACGAATTGCGTTGGGCAGAATCAAACCGGGCATTCGTGCGACAAATCGAGCAAATGATTGCGCGTGGCAAAACAGGGGGGTAA